CTAATTCCTAGCTTTCACGCAATTGTGCGCCAGACCGCCGAGCTGCGCGCCGATGCTCCTGGGGTGCCGCCGTGTCGGCCCGTAGGTCCATGGCCGCTCGGGCGGCTTCGGTGGATGGGGCAGAGGCTGTGCGCGCGGCTCGACGGTCCAGTCAATCCCGCAGGTGTTAGCCCAGCGCTGAAAAGCGACGGCCTGGTCGGCGGTCTTGAAGCCGAACACTGAAGCACCGTCCTCGTGCCACCAGACCAACGCACTGCCGGTCACCTGGTAGTGCGCGCGGCTGCAGTGATCGAACCGCCAATCGCCGGTGTTCCGCAGACGCACCTGATGCGGGTATTGCCGGTGATACTCGGCGATGATCTTGCGGTACGGTCGAGACACGGCGCGCGCTCCTTCAAGCGCGGTGCCTCTCCTGCACCTGGACGATGATAGCGGCACCCCACGTGCCACAGCCTGCACCTTATCGCCGGCGCTGGTAGGCTGCCGAGTCGAATTCTCGGTCTGGCTAGTCTGCTTTGACCGCGACCCCCTTGCAGGTCACCGAGGCCCAGCAGTTGGTTCCGAAGGTGTCCGTGCCCGCTTGATTGCAGGTTACGTCCATAACGGTGTTGGCCCCGCGCTTCGCAGCCTCGACCCGAACCGCCGCCGCCGGCCACTCAGGCGGCTTCCGGTGGATGGGGGGGGGCCGCCTGGTGGTTTGTCCTTCGGTCTTTGAATCAGGCCACCGACAACCCGAAGTGGTCTGCAAGGCGCTCGCCCTGGAACCGACGTTGACGCAGATTCGAGATGTCGTGTGAGATGCGGAAGTGAAGACAGCAGTAGAGGTCGTCGGGCAGTTTGTCGCCATCGCCGTCACCCCGCTCGGCGAACGATGCTCGCGCGGCGGCGCACGCCGGGCCGGTGCTGATGCCATTGCAAATGAAATGGACCAGCAGTTCCCGGGCTTCGTAGATTTCTGCCAAGCGCGGATCGTCGCCCGGGACTTCCGGATTGCTCCAGTGCACGCCGGCGTCGAACAGCAGCCGGTGGGCGTAAACAGCATCCTCTACGGTGCAGTGCCCGAACAGCGGCAGCAGCGCCTGCTCCACGTCCGCCCGCGTGTTCCCTTCGGCAAGTTCCGTGGCGCGCTCGACGTCGATCAGCGGCAGGACCGCTGCTGTTACCTGTTCGACAAAGAAGCTGGGCGTGAAGGCTCCAAGTCTGGTCGCGGCCATGATTTCAGAACCTCCTCCGGAAATCTTCGGTAATCAGCCTGCCGGCGAGGAGTAGCGAAGTCCGCGCATCACGCTGACGTTCGTCGCTGACTCCAATTTGGACGTCATCAATCCAGTCCAGGACCTCGAGCACGCCATGCAGTGCGTGGATTGCCAGCTCCAGGTCGCCCCGGGTCAGGCGCTCTCCGCATACTTCCGTGTTAGTTTCGGCATTAGCCATGATCCGGGTCCTTTCAGGTTTCCGGGTTGCGGGTAGAGCCTTGGGGAAGGTTCCAGCTTCCCCTCGGCTCGCTTATCGTATACGGTAAGTCTCCGGCGTCAAGACTATTCGTATACGGAATGTCTAAGAGACCAACTTCCAAGAGAATGGGTAGACCGCCTAAGAAAGAAGGCGCGGCGCTTGTCGTGCCAGCCCGGTTGCCCCCGGCTCTTGCGGCTGCTGTGGACGCCTACGCGCAGAGGGCAGGCATCACCCGCAGCGAAGCGGTGCGGCAACTGATCGAGGCCGGGCTGAAGCGCAAGACGCGATAACGGTCGCGCTTACTTTTCAGCCGCCGCTTTTGCCTTCAGTTCCGCAACACGCGTTTTTGTGTATTCGCTGTCCATCGATCCGACCGGCACAGAGAAGGAATCGCTCAGACCAAACACCACTATCAGTTCCGTCGCGGCCCTCCTGCCCGCAAGCGGGTGGCTCTGGTATCCCAGACCCTTCTTGCCGTGGTAGACGAGACTGCCGCCCCGTTTTTCGTAGACTGTCACCACCTCACCATCCTTGATGCCGAAGTGAACGCGGACGGTTTCATCTGCCTGGCGTTTGGTCATTCGAGCCATTCAGTTTCTCCGAGGCCAATCTCAACCAGCATCAGATTGGCCTAGGTGCCAGTGACCCACAACCGTAGATGAGTCCCAGGATTCGATTAGGGACTCGTACAGCGCGATCTGGAGGCGAGGAGGTACCACCCTAGCCGCCCAAGCCGAAATCGCTCCAGCGAGTCCCTAATGGCCGGCAATCGCCATCCGGCGATTTCACTGCCCGTTGTCCCAAAAATATGTTCACCGTTCGCGGGACAATGAACATGCGACCCGGGGTCTACTCCAACCGGTCCACTTCCCGCCCTTAAGTCGCATCCGGACCCTCGCGTCGCCGCGCTCGATCTCCAGAAGGCCCGTGCGCTCGACCGCAATCAGGAGCTCTGCCACTTCCGTGACAGTGAGCTGGATCTGGTCGGCGATTTCCTCGAGCGGTGGGCAGGGCTTGCCGCAGTGGTTCGTGACGATGCGCATAACGGGGCACAGGTGCTCAAGAACATGGGCCGACATCTGCCCTTGCTCGCTTACCAAGCGCGGTCCTCGTCGAACCGCTCTTCGTCACGGTAGTCGAAATCGTCTTCGGTGATGACCTTCCGCAGCCGCGCTCGATCCCGCATTGCCAGAAATTCCTCGGTACGGTCCCGGTAGATTGGCCGGCGTGGGCCGACAGGCTGGGCAAAGGTGAGGCAGAATGCGTCGGCGTCGTCAGGGCTGTAGCCCAGGCGCTGCTTGATCAAATCCTTCGGCTCGAGCAGCAGGCGGTCGCCCTTGAAGCTGTAAGTCGTCTGGCTGAGCGCCGCGATCAGCTCGTGGCAGTCCTTGGGAAGCTGGCCACCGTCCTTGATCCACTGCACGGCCTCGAAATATATCTCCGTGCGCTTGTTGAAGTAGCGCGGATCGTACGGCGAGGTGGCGAAGCCGACGCCGATCGGGCTGCGCTTCATCAGTCGTAGTTGGTCGATCCAACTGCTGCCGAAGCCTCCTGTATCGTCGACAAAGCACGCATCAGCGTCCCAGTCGGCCCACTTGCGTGATACTGCGCCAGCACCCTGTATGCCGTTAACGTTACGCAGCTTTATGGGCTGGAAGGCAACAAGGCCCTGCCGGGGAAAAATCACGCTGGCATCATCGCCATAGCGCGCCACGTCGACGCCCAGGATCCGCGGGCTGGCGCTGATATCGTCCTCACGATAGGCCCGCTTCATGGCCTCCCGGCATTCGTCAGGCCCAATCAGGGTATTGAGTGAGCCCGGCGGGAATTTGCCGAAGACGTTAACCAGCACCCAGGGGTTGTCACGGCCGTACTTTTCGATCTGCTCTTTCGCCCATTCGACGCTCACGCGGCAGGACCGCTTCGGGTCGTCGGGGTCGCCCGTGACCTCAGTGACGTGCCACAGGCGCCGCTCAGTCGTGACGGCGCGATACAAGGGCCCTTCCAGGTGGGTGGCGTTCCCGGCCTGCACGAGATGCCCTTCCACGCACGATGATAGTGCTGCCTCCGCACTCGCCATAACCGCATCGGGAATGCCGCCGCTTTCGTCGATGAGGAACAGGATGTAGTCGGCGTGCAGACCGGCGAGGGTGTTGCCCTGCTGCGACGCCTCGGCAGTGCGCGAGAAGGGGCGAGCCGACATCCACCAGGTTTCGGGCCTGGTGCGGCGGAAGATGCGAGTCTTGGTCCACTCAAAAGTCTCGGTTAGCAAGGGTGAACGGCCCTGCCACTTGGCCATCTCGGTCCAGAGGTTGTCGGCCAGATTGTCGGCGGTGATCGAGGTCGCGGCGATCTTCGGCTCCTCGCGCGTCAGCAGGAAGTTCCACGCGAGCCACGCCAACACCGCAGTCTTACCGGGTCCCTTGCTGGCCTTCATGGCAAGCCTCTGATGACGCGGAAACGCCTCCAGGACGTCCTCTTGCCAGGGATCTGGCGTCACCCCAAACACGTCGCGGACGAACCGCGTGGGGCTCTTTTTCCATGCCGCAAGAGCAGCGACCAAGCCGGTGTCATCCATCGAGCTTGGCCGCCTTCCTGATCAGCTCCGCGAGCTTGTCCCCGGCCTCGACCTCGTGAGTTTGCTTGTCGCCGTAGATCTTCGGCAGGCACTTGGCGAGGAGCCACTTCCGGGTGTCGACCTGCAGCCGAGAACGATGCACCGCCGCATGATCCGGCCGCCGGTTGCCGTTTTCATCGACATACGAGTCGGCCGCGCTGTTGTCGGCGTGCTCGAGCACATCGTCGGCCATCTTGAGATAGCCGAGCTCGCGTGCCCTGGAGTACTTCTCCCCAAAGCCCGGTACACCGCCCACCATCGCCCAGCGCCTCACCGTCTTGGCGTCCGGCATGCCCTCGTCCCGGCAAATCCCTTTAAGAGTCTCGCCATCGGCCAGGCGCTCGAGGATGCGGTCGCCCATCTCCTGTGAGTAAGTAATCTTCGCCATCGTCAGGCCGCCCGCTTCTTCTTTGGCTCAAGAATCTCGCAAAAGAGATCGAACCGCCGCACGTTGTCATGCGCCCGGGGCCGCGTCGGCCAATAGCCTGGCATCTGCCATTCCTCGGGATCCGGCAGCAGTCCCGCGGAGACGCCGAGATGGGCGCACAGCAGCTCGATCGGGAGAGTGACGTCTAGATCAACGCGACCGTATAGCCGTGCCCGTTCGTTGTGCCGCTGGAGCTGCTCGGCGATGTCCCTGTGCTCGCTGAGCAGGCCGCATAGCTGCTCGGTCACCTCATGGATGGCCGCACCAACCTCTAGACCACGGCGCTGCAGCTTTTGCGCGCCTTCGGTCTCTTTCTCGAATTCAGCTTCTCGCACCTCGGCGTTCGCAATGAGGTGATCGAGTTCCTTGGCGAGTTCCCGATTTTGCGCCGTCAGGAGGTCTGCCTTGTCTCTCGCGTCGCGTGCAGCGGTGGCGTTGCCATCGGCAAGCGCGCGCTTGTACTGAGCGTACAATGTCGAAATTTCGTCGCTCTCGCTCAGCCGATCGACCGCCTCGCGCGCCTCGAGATAGTCGGCAAGGCTGCGTCGGCGCGGATTGGCGATGATCGCCAGTATCTCTTCGCGGTCCATAGTGTCACTCCTTGTCAGTTCGTTGTGATGCGGGCCATGGCCATTCGAGACCGAATGCCTTCATCGCCGCAGTGGTCCGGAGGAAGGCATGGGCTGCTGGCGTGTCGGGCTCGCTGCCAAACTGCTGGACGAAACGGTTCAGCCATTCTGGAGTGCTGCTGCTGCTGCGGCTGGCTGGCATCCAAAGCGGCAGCTTGAAGCTATCGCTCATTGGGTGCGCTCCTGCGCGACCCGCGCGACCGCGGCGCTGATCGGGCCGCCCAGGTAGAAAATGATCAGATCTGGAATGCCGCCGTCGATGGCGTAGCCCCCACGAATGCCTGCGCCGCTTGGATCGAGGACGATTTTCCCGTCACAGCAGAGCACTGCGTGATATGCCGTCGGCTTGCCATCCTTGTAGTGACTTGCGCCGCTCGCAATGAAGGGCACGCCGGGATTGACGATGTTCAAGTCGCGCAAAACGTTGTCTAACGCTGCCCAGGGCGGCCAGGGAATCAGGAAGTGGATTAGCGAAAGGCCGTGCTCTTCCGCCACCCAGTTGCGGGCTTCGATCACGTAGGAAATTTCAGGATTGCCTCGGCAAAAATTGGGAACCGTCTCACACGCCACGTCGAGCAACAGAGCCAGCGCTATACTGAAGCAGCCATCAATGCAGTGGAATACCATGCCGGAGGGATCGAACCGCTTGCCGCGCGCGGTCTGCGCTATAGTGGAGGCGAGGACAGTCATGGGCCGAAATCACGCATCGATCAGCTTCCTAAAAAGCACGCGACTGGTTTCCGCGTAGCCGCCGCGCTGCAGTTCTTCAGCGACGCAACTGCCGAACGGCGCGCTGATCAGCAAACCGGGAGAGCCGAGCTTGCGCGCTCGAGCCTCTGCGGCTCGCAATAGCCGCAGCTCTACTCCCGCTCCCCGATGCTCCGAGACGACAAAGAAATGCTCGCTGACAGCCGGAGGAACGTTGAAGGCCGCCACCTCCGGCACCTCGACGGTGACGAAACCGATCAGCTTGCCGTCCTGGACGGCCTTGATCGCGGTCGGCGACCCTGTCCCCTTGATGTCCATCGTGTCGAACTTGGGCCCGGGCACCGGCATTCCCTCAATTGCGCCCTCCGCATACTCGTCCATCAGCTCCCGGAAGCCGTCGGTCATGGCCAACTCGGCCAGCGTGCCCGATTCGATCTTCACGCTGTGCTCCTACGCTTCGCGCCCGGTGCGGCGTTGGGCACTGCTGCGGCATCAATCGCCTTCTGCTCGAGCTCTTCGAGCAATTCCAGGTAGTCACGCGCCAACGGCGCGAGCGGGCTGGAATTGGCCATGAGCTGCATCGCCAGAACCTTGGCGTGCTCTCGCCGATCGGCGTGGACTAGCCCTCGGACGCTCACTTGCCGAGGCCCCAGCTCACAGTCCCCGTGGTCGAGCCGGTTCGCGTGATGACCGAGAACGTGGTGCTCGCGCTACCGTCGTTCGGTAGCGCGAAGTGGACCTGCGTGCCCGGAGGGATCGGCAGGTGATTGAGCGTTGCGGCCACGCCGAACGCAAGCCAGTACCAATTGCTCCCGTCGTTAGACGCCATGAACGCAGGCCCGGCGGTCGCCGGAATCGAGAACAACGCGCTTGCAACCGTGGTGGCAGTGAAGCCGATTCCCAGCCCGCCAAACTGCGGGCGGAACGGCAATTCGATTGTGTAGATTCCCGGATATTGAAGGTCCTGTGTCATGTGCGCCTTGCTGGTGAGGGGTTACTGTCGGGCCGCAGGAGCGAGATCATGTGAACAGGCCTACCGCCAGGACCGACACGTTCGCGCCCGTGATCACCGACCATGCGCCAAAGGCACTGTAGGCGTTGATGAACACGGGCAACGGGGCCAGGTTGCCGACGCTGTTGGCACCCCCGGCGAAGATGGTGATCGGGCTGCCGCTCCCGTCCTTGATCTGCACGGCGCCGGGCGAGCTCGTGGCGGGAATGATCGTCAGACCGGCGAGCCGATCACCGGCTGCGCCGCCGGAAGGCCCGCAGGCCTGCGTGGTGCTGGCGGCAACCGTCTGGTAGCGGCTGCTGTCGGTGCTGATCGGATAGTCGGGGGTCGGGGGCATGGCTACTCCTGGGTGACGTCAGGCTCCGATCAGGCCGTGCGTGGTGAGCGCCGCCTGGATGGTCTTCACGCGCGCCGCGAGCTGGGCCAGCGTGACGCTGCCCGTGTCGAACACCGTGCTCTTGTCGGTGGTGCCGGTCATCGCGACCCAGCCGGTATCGCGCGGACCGACCACCTGCGTGCCGCTGAAGCGGTAGGAGCCGATCACGCTGAGGTTTCCGCTGTCGTCCATCGAGCCGATGGTGCTGGTGTCCGTATGCTCACGCCAGACGAAGGACCCGGCGCCGTTGACGTGGCGCAAGTTGTTCGAGGCATCCATGTAAGTGAAGGCGTGGGTCGAGGCCGTGCCGGAGTAACGGATGCGGTGGGTGTTCCCGAAGATGGCCGCAGCCGTGTTGAACGTGGCGCCCGAGCTGTTCAGCATCGAGTCCATCGTCTGGCCGCCGCCGAGGATGCCGAAGGCGGTTCCGATCGATGCAATGCCGCCGACCATGAAGCCGTTCGTGAAGGTGCCGCCGCCCGCGTTGCCGAGCTGGATCGCCGGGCCGGCGCTCGCGACGTTGAAGACATTGATGAACAGCGCCCCGCCGCCCGACAGGGTCGTGCCCACGCCAGGCTCGAGATCGATCTCCAGGCCAACAAGCGTGACACCGGTCATGCTGGGGCCGCAGGCCCCGATGATGTTCGCGCCCTGCACGTTGTCGTTGTTGTGCCCGGCCCGGCCGACGGAAAGCAGGCCAAGGACCGTCGCGCCGGAGTTGTTGTTCACGCCGTAGGCCGTCAGGGCCGCAAACGGCGCGTCTCCGGTTCCGCCGTCCGCCGAGCTGAACTCCCGCGAAATCCCGACGAACGATCTCGTCTTGAAGCTCCAGATGCTCGCCAGCGCCCCCAGCGGCCAGTCCACGTTGGTCTCCTTCAGGTAGTCGACGCCCATCACCGAGCCGGCGACCGGCGCGGAAAATATCTGCGAGAAACCGTTCGACACGGCCACCAGGGAGCCGCTGAGCGGTGCCGCATAGGGCTGGCCACTGGCGCCGAAGGCCAGCAGGCTGTTGGCTCGCGCGGTCGCATTTGGCAGCAGGCTGAGAGTATTGGCCTCGGCGGGGCCGACCAGCAGGGTCCGATTGAACTGGTCCTGGAGCTGCTGCGCCAGCATGGTCGCCTTGTCGAGGCCGGCCTCGATGGCCGAGGGCCACATCGCTCCCTGATTGTTGAGGCTGGTGCCCTGCGTGATGGGGACGCTTCGGTACAGCGTCAGCGTTGTCCCCGTCGCGATCGGCCCGGCCGCCGGGTTGTAGGTGACCGTCGGGCCGGTCGGATAGGCCGAGCCGAAATGCCCGTCTGTGGTGTACTGTCCCGGACTGAGCGTGCTGTTGTTGCCGCTCGCGTCGGTATAGATCACCACAAGGTCAGTCGACAGGTCGACCCGGAAGCCGGCCGGAAACGACGTGGTCACCCCGTTGCCGCTGAAAACTTGCCTGTTCGAAGTGCTCGATATCGTCATGGTCTAGGCGGGCTCCTGCATAATGTCAGCGCGTGCCGCTGGGCCGAGACGGCGGCCGAAGGGCTTGACGTACCGGGTAAGTAGCGCCGCTGGCACTGTTTGCTTGGGGCATTTTGTACGTAGGGAGGTGCCTAGTCCAGCGGGAACCTGCCAAACGCTTGTGAAAACGGGGATTTGTTTGGCGTCCCCGGAGGACGATATCTCCGTCGAACCCCGCGGGCGATGGTCGTGAAGAAGCTGGCGAACCTCAAGCGAGGCGACAATCAGCACTCCGATGAGGATGGGCAAATTTGCCGGACCTCGCAGGTAGAGGCAGCCAAGCAACTTCATGTCAGCCCTCGGAGCGTGTTGGCCGTTCGTCCCGCGGGTCCTCTTTGGACCCACGGCGAAGAGTTCCACCATTGAGCCCAACTGCCTCGCGCTGCGCCTGCATCAGTTCGCCCAGCCGCCGCTCGGCGCGAAAGCGAATCTCCGAGGCATACCAGGCCGGGCAGGAAACGGGGCCGGCACCCTCCAGCCCTCGCGCGCGTAGCGGGGCCGGCGGGCAGTCGGCGGCTGGCCCCCTCGGTAAGTAGATCTCTACTGATCGTCCCCTTGGTAAGAAGATATCTATAGAGGTGCTTCCCTTGGGAAGTACTTGGGAGCCCGTTAGCGACTTCCCTCTGGCAGTCGCGAAGCGCTTGTGACTTCCCTTCGGAAGCATCTTGCGACTTCCCTTCGGAAGTCATTGTAGTGACTTCCCTTCGGCAGTCGCTACGGAGGCCGTGTAGCGCTTTGGTTTCGAAGGGGCAGTTCCCATCGGCAGCCAGGTCAGAGCATAGGTGCTGGGCCGTTTTCCTGTGCCACGCTTCACGGCAATCAGGCCGGCTTGCTCGAGTTCTTCAATTGCGCCGGTGACGTATCGAGCACCGATGCCGGCGTCCTCGATCTGGCGACGGGGAGCGAGTAGGTAGCCGTTGTTTGCTCCACCGTGGCGCACTTGTTCGAGAGCCAGAAAGTCGAGCAGCCGGCGGGCATTGATGCCGAGGCTCCGATATCTGGGATTTTCGAGCAGCGTGCGGGTGAGCGGCACGAAGGTGTCGCCGATGGCGTTCGGCTTGTTGTTGTTCATGTCGGCCGCCTTGAGTTGAGCACGTCCAGCCAGTCGGTCCCGGCCTCGGGCGGCAAGTGCACGACCACCGGCTTTGCGTCCGGCTGATGCCGGCGATTCCATCGGTTGACACGCCGGGCGAGGTTGAAGGCGGCGGCCTGTCCCTCGCTGGACCTGTCGTTGTCGGCGAAGATGTACAACTGCTTGATCCCGGCCGGCGGCTCGAAAGCCTCAAGGTTGTTGGCCGCCAGGGTCGCCCAGATCGGCACGCCGAACAGCTCGTGGGCCGCGAGACCGGTCTCGAAGCCCTCGCAGATGCCGAGCTCGTCCGTCGCCTCCTGCAGGCGCGCCGCAGCACCCTTGATCGTGTGGATCGGGGCCATCGTCTTTTTGCGTTCCGGCAATTCGGCCAGATAGACCCGCTGGACGCTCATCAGGTCGCCGCTGGGCGAGACGATCGGCGCCAGGACCGCGGGATATCGGCCGACCAGTTTTCCGTCATCGTCGAAGTATGGGCACGCCGGGTGCCCCTTCAGCACCGCTGACGACACCGACAGGCCCCGGCGCATCAAGTACCGGTCGACCACATTCTGCGCGCAGGCTTCGTCCAGCAGACGTCGAATCGCGGCACTGCGCGTTTCCTTCGATGTCTTCGGCTGCGTCTTCAGGGCGGTTGGCCGGTGTTCCTTGCCGATGATCTCGTCGACGGCGTTGCAGGCCTCGAAGTGCGACCAGTTGTGCAGCTTACGGACCAGGATGATGCCGTTGCCGGCGCCGCAGCCGTTGCAGTAGTACGTGCCCTCGCCGTTGCGGTCGTCGAAGCGGAAGCGGTCCTTTCCGCCACACAGGGGGCAAGGGCCGTGCCGATTACGCAGAAACCGGTGATCGACTCCAAGCCGGGGCAGGATCTCGGTCCAGCGTCCGCGGGCGCACTCGACGGTGTTCATGCCACCCGTGCCTTCGCCTTGGCGTAGGCGATCTGCCGAGACCGAACCCAGGCCAGAGTGGCGTCGTCAGGCTGCATCGGCGCTACCCATCGGGTCGCCGGCCAGACCTTGAACTTCTCGCGGTATTTATGCGCCGCCCATCCATCCCTGTAGCCGCGCTGTCGGGCGACGCCGAGCAGCATGGCGTGGAAGCGGGCCTTGTCGATCGCCGTCACGGCGGCAGGACGGGCGCTCCCGGCGCGATCCACGGCGGCTAGGTCACCGTCGAAGACTTCGACCGACAACGGCTTGGCCTGCGGTCTCCAGTTGCAGCTACCGCAGGGGCTGCCCTGCCAGCGCACGGCCGAACACTCCGGGCAGGTCGTGAGCGACCGACCTTGCCGCTTGGTCCTCCTGTCCCTCTGGCGCTGGCTCTCGGCGCGGTGATCTTCGCTCAACGTCCACTCGACCGGGTCGTCGATCCAGCCGTGTTCGAAGATCGCGCCAGCGTGGTCAAGGATCAGTGCGTCGGTCTTGCCGGGGGAAGGACGCAGCACCCGGCCGACCATCTGCCGGAACAACACCAGCGACTTGGTCGGCCGCGCCATCACCAGGCAGGACACTTCCGGCCGGTCCCAGCCCTCGGTCAGCACCGAGCAGTTGCACACCACCTCGACCTTGCCGTCGGCCAGGCGCGCCAGGATGGAGTCGCGCTCCTCGAGCGGCGTCCCGCCGTCGATATGCTCTGCCAGCACGCCGGCACGTCGGAACTCGTCCCGCAGGTGCAGCGAGTGCGCCACCCCAGTAGCGAACACGACAGTGCGACGTTGATCGGCGAGCTGGTGCCAATGCGTGACGACGTCGCCGATAAGCTTGGCGTCGTCCATGCGCTCGGCGAGCTGTCGTTCGACGTAGTCGCCGCGCTCGACCTTGACGCCGGTCAGGTCCGGCACCGACGGCGCATAGACCTTTGTTGGCACAAGGAAGCCAGTCGAGATCAGCTCGGCGACCGATGGCCCCTCGACGATCGCCTCGAACACAGCGCCGAGGCCGCGTCCATCGCTACGGCACGGCGTGGCGGTCAAGCCGATGACTCTCGCATCGGGGTAAGCATCGAGGATCTGACGATAGGTGCGCGCCCGAACGTGGTGCGCCTCGTCGACGATGACCAACGTTGCGGCCGGCATGTCGATCGCCGCGGAGCGCACGGCGCGAGCATGCAGGGTCTGGACGCTCGCCACCTGCACCGGCTCGCCGGGACGCGTTGGGAAACCCGCCTGGATGATGCCGTGGTCGATATTGGCCGCGTGCAGCTTGGCGGACGTCTGGGTGATCAGCTCCCGCCGGTGGGCAAGAACCATGGCGCGACCGCCGGCCGCGAGATGGTCGGCGATGATCTGCGCCATCACGATGGTCTTGCCGCCGCCGGTCGGCAGGACGACGAGGATGCGGCGCCGGCCGGCCGCGCAGGCAGCGTCCACCTGCTCGACCAGGTCGGTCTGGTAGGTGCGCAGGATCATCCCGGCACCTGCACGGCGTGAAGCGGCAGTGGCGGCCAGATCAGCGCGTCGAACTCGGCCAGGATGTCGGCGTCCAGCTCGGCGAAGGTCGCCACGATGCTCAGCACCTCTGGACCGTGCCTGTGGACTAGTTCGGCGATTAGTTCGCCCGTGACTCGTGGGCCAAGCCTGTGCAGCGATTCGATCTCGCGGCGAAAGGCGACATCGCTGACAAGATCTCGACCGGTGCGCTGACGGGGGACTCGGGGATGGGGCCGGTTACCCGGTTGTCCCACCCCCGGCCCGCAGCCAACTGGGCGTGACGGTGATGGTTGCGCGCTCTGCGGGGCGTCGGTATGAAGGGGCATAGGGCCTCACTGCTGCGAAGTGGGGTTCGGCTGCGTAAGCGGGGGCGGTCCCGCCAGGACCGCCTTTCGCATTTGCGGGCTACGCAGCAGCGCGATCGCGTGCGGCGGCCGTTTCAGCCTGCTCCGCAGCGCAGGCCGCCAAAAACTCAGCGGGCGATGTCGTGATGAGAGTCCGCTTGCCCACCTTGACGAAGGTGACTTTGCCGGCGTTCTTCAGCTCATAGAGCTTGGTCATGCCAAGCCCGCTGCCGTGGCACCACTCGCGTGGGGGCCAGCCGACTTTCTGGATCTCGTCGAGACTACGGGGTTTTGCCATTTGCCGCCTCGTTTCGTGAACGTGCGGCTACGACATATACGCAGATTATTTTCCGTTACATCAACTATCGTCGGTATTTGCCTGCTCACTTCGGCCGGCCCAAATACCATCGCGCTTGGAAAGCCCGAGCCGGCGCACCGCATTTCTAATGTCGTCGTCGCTGACTTTGGGGTAGTCGCGCGCGCAGCCAATGACCTCGCTAGCGTACGACATGAATCTGTCCCGTTTGCTTGCGTGCCACTTAATGGCCTTTCCATTTGGCTGACGATACAAAGCGAAAGCATTGGCGAGCTGTTCAATCAGAAGATCGAACCCCGGGGGGGCCTGTCGTCTCGAGTCGGGCTTGTCTAGTTTGTCGAGCGTCTCCCCGGTCCAGCCGAGCGCGTCCTGTATGGCCTGGTCGAATGCATGCCATCGTTTATAGCCACGCTCGACTGCGCGCCCGGCGCCGCGCTCGGGTTCGCCAGCGCCGATAATGAGCGGAACGCTTCGGTTGAGGCTCTGTCGTGCTGTGTGGACTGTCTCGATCGCCTTTTTCAGTTCAGCAATGCGCTTTCGAGCCGTGGCCTGCGGCTTCCGCCTCTCCTTCATCATCTGGACGGCGGACTGCAAAACCCTGACATGACGCCGTTGCAGCTCAAGCTGATCCGCGCGCGTCATATCTCGGAAGCCGGGAAACGTGGCGTGCAAAACCTTTTCCAGGCCGCTGCGATCGACTAGTTGCGTCATATGGATTAGCCCCGTTGCCGATCAGCCAGCCTCGTCACATTGTCGCCGGCCTCGGGCGGACGGGCGCAGAAAGAAGCCCAGTCCTTCATGAGCCGGACGCGCTTGGCGAACAGATCACCACGCCGATAGGCCGCCTCGACCTTGTCGGGGATCGCGTGCGCCAACGCGGCCTCGGAGACGATGTTCGGGTGGCTTGTCTGCTCCGACGCCCAAGTTTTGAAAGTGCTCCTGAAGCCGTGAGTGGTCAGCCCCGGCCGCATTCCGCGCACCAGCTCCAGCATCGCCATGTTGCTGAGGCCAGCACCATGCTTCGCGCCGGGAAACACATGCTTCTCGCCCCTGATCCGCGGCAGCGCCTTCAGAATGGCGACGGCGCGGTCGCTGAGGGGAACGCGGTGTTCCCGGTGGGCCTTCATCCTCGACGCGGAGACCGTCCACACCTTCGCGTCGAGGTCGATCTCAGGCCATAGGGCGCCGATCGTCTCGCCGGTTCGTGCGGCGGTCAGGATGGTGAATTCCAGCGCCCGCGCAGAGTAGTTGTCGCGCTGGCGCAGATCGGCCATGAAGCCGGGTATCTCCGCCCACGGCAGCGCCGCGTGATGCTCGACGCGCTTGGCTTTGGTAGGCGCGGGCAGGGGCATCCCATCCTTGACCCACTGCACGACCCGCTCGACCCGCTGACGCACGCGGCTGGCAGTTTCAGGGGTCTTGGTCCAGATCGGCGCCAACATGGCGTTGACCAAAGCGGCGTCGACGGCCTTCACCGGGCGTGTGCCTAACGTCGGATAGGCATACGTCGCCAGCGTCGAACGCCACTGCGCCCTGTGCTTGTCGTTGCGCCAGCCGGCCTCGTGCACGTCGAGGAACTTCTCGGCGGCAGCCTTGAAGGTGACGCTTTCGGCACCTTCCTTCCGGGCAGCGTCGCGAGTGGCTAGGCGGGCCTCGATAGGGTCGACACCGTCTGCGAGCTGCTGCCGGGCTTGGCGGGCCCGTTCGCGAGCCTCGGCCAGCGAGAAGTCGTTGATGCTCCCCAAGCCCATCTTGCGGGCCCGTCCGTCGACCATGTACCGCAGCACCCAGGACTTCGTCGGGCCGTTGCCGTTGATGTTCGCGACTTGCAGATACAGGTTCCCGCCGTCGCCGTAGAGGCCCAGTTCCTTGGCTGCTGCGATTGCCCTAGTTGATAGCTTGTTGATGCCCCGCGCCATGATCGCCTCCGGGTTCGATGCGCTTGTACGCACAAACCATAGGGCGCAAGATAGCGAAAGGCAGCGAAGGTGTACAGAAGGACTTATGCCCAATTTATCGAAGCGATTGGCGTCCGGCCGAAAGGTGGCGAAGGCTCACAAAGGGATATTAGGCGGCCACCCCATCCGCCATCACCCCTTTCTCGCCTGAAGCAGCCGACTGGGACCCCAGCGGCCTCTATATGAGCGAGTCCGATCTGCCGTCACGGCTCAAGCGCTACGGCGGGAACTGGCAGGTGAAGCGCATCGCGCTCACCGGGAAGGACACCGCCCGGCTGCCCTCCGTCGAGGCCGCCACCAAGGCGGGCGATCCGCGCATCGCTGGTTCGTCGGCAAGTACGGCCGTCGTTGCTGGGAGCTTGACGCCATGACCCGAACGACCTGCGCGACGGGGTCGAGAAGGCGGTCAAGTCCTGCATCCTCTTTCCGCTGTGGAACCGGGCGCTGGAGGTCGAGGCCGCCGAGGTCGAATCGATGGAGACGTACCGCGATGAGTGGATCGCCCGGCTGCGCAGCGGGCGGTGACCAAATCTCTACCTGTTGCAATTTGCTCCGCTGGCGGACGGGTGGCCCGATGAGTGGCGGAGACGGTCGAAGCCATCGTGGCCCGCAGCGGAGTGGCGATCATGCTCTCCGTGCTGCGCACCGTGTACCGAATCGCGGGGGCTAACGGCAAACGCCTTTGGTTTCCAGCGGTTCGACCGCGGCCCCCTACGGGACGCCCATCGAGGCCCTGCGACCGTTGACAGTCGCCAAACCCCAAGCGCACCCTGCCAGCAACGGCATTGGCTTTTTGGGTGATGCCGGCGGGGAGGCGGGCATGAACGACGACCAACGGCATCCCTACCTCGACACCCTCCTCGACCGGCTGGCCGCGCGTCGCATCGACCGACGCGAATTCCTGCGCACGGCGACCTTGCTGGGCCTGTCGGCAACGTCGGCCTATGCTGCCGTCGGCAAGATATTCGGCAAGGAGGCGGTTGCGCAGACGGCTCCCAAGCCCCCAGCAAAGCCAAAGGGGGGCACCCTGCGCATCGGCATGGCCTGCCAGGACCTCAGCTCGCCGCACACTTACAGCTGGGTCGAATCGAGCAACTCCGGACGGGCCGTGCTCGACTACCTCACCGTCACCGGCCCCGACAACATCACGCGACCCTCGCTGGTCGAGCGCTGGGAAGCGAGCCCCGACCTCAAGACCTGGATCCTCCACCTGCGGCGCGACGTCAAATGGCGCAAGGGCCGGGCATTTACGGCCGACGACGTGGTATGGAACCTCAAGCATGCGCTCGATCCCAAGGTCGGCTCCTCGACCGTCGGCCTGATGAAGGGCTTCATCCTCGACGAGTTCGAGACCGACGAAACCGACGCCAAGGGAAACAAGAAGAAGTCGGTGCGGCTGTGGGACGCCGATGCGATCCAGAAGGTCGACGACTTCACCGTACGGCTGAACGGCAAGGCGGCTCAGCTCGCCATTCCCGAGCAGCTCTATCACTACCCGCTGCTGATCCTCGATCCTGAGGAGGGCGGCAAGTTCGGGGTCGGCTCGAACGGCACCGGCCCGTTCGAGTTGGTCGAGAGCACGGTCGGCCGCAAGCAGGTCTTCAAGGCGCGCCAGGGTTACTGGGGCGAAGGGCCCTGGGTCGACCAGCTGGAGTACATCGATCTCGGCTCGGATCCGGCAGCGTCCTTGTCGGCGCTGGCCTCGGGTCAGGTCGACCTGCTCTACGGCACCGACATCCGCATCGCCGAGGCGATGGAGAAGCTGCCCAACCTGGTGATGCACCGGGTCGATACGTCCTACACCGCGACGGCGCGCATGCAGCCCATCAAGCCGTTCGACGACAAGCGGGTGCGCAAGGCTCTGCAATACGCCACCGACGTCGACGCCGTGCTTAAGCTCGCGCATCGCGGGCTCGGCATGTCGGGCGAGCACCACCACGTGGCGCCGATCCACCCTGAGTATGCCAAGCTGCCACCGGTGCCGCGCGACGTCGCCAAGGCCAAGGCGCTGCTCGCCGAAGCGGGCCATCCCGACGGCATCGACGTCGAGTTCACCTGCCGCACAACGCCCGCCTGGGAGCCGGCGGCGGCGCAGATCATGGTCGAGCAGTGGAAGGAGGCAGGCATCCGCGCCAAGCTCACCGTCCTGCCCGATACCCAGTACTGGGAGGTGTGGACCAAGGTACCGTTCGGCTTCACCACCTGGGCGCACCGCCCGCTCGGGGTGCTGAACTACGCGCTGGCCTATCGCACCGGCGTGCCGTGGAACGAATCGAAGTTCTCCAACGCCGAGTTCGACAAGCTCCTGACC